TTTTCTTTAATTACTTCCTGACCACCACAGGCATCATCCAACTTATTCCAAGTCGCAATGTGCTTATCATAGTCAGCATGTGTTGCTGTAATGCTCATATTAGAATCCAAACATTGGTAGGTCGATACGAGTGACTGGTTTTATAATCGGGAAGCGCTTAGCCAACGGATAACCACCCGCATCACCAACGTGGTCAAGTCCTGATTTTTTATCCGGCATGCCAAAATCGTCATAAACCTGCTGCTCTAATGTTTCGGTCAACCGTGGGCATTTGTTGGTATTTACTAACAACGTACGCTCCCCATCACCATTCAAAATCAAAGCATTAACTGAATTAATTCGATCTTTAATCGCAGGGTTAGTTCCACTAACCTCCACCCTAAATCCTTTATCTCGCAAAATCTGATGATCTGATTCGCTGCTATTTTTTGATGACTTGGCCTGACCTGCAGCATCTGGTATTACGGTCATGTCATGTAACGGGAATCGCTCATTAAGCAATGTAGCCATCGTTGGTGTATCCCTTACTCCAACCATCTCGTCTAAAGCCAAAGGCTTGCCTTCACGGATGACATAGACCACAGCTGCCATCTTCAGGACGTTAAAGTCCATCCCGATGATCAAAGGTTCGCCCGGTCTAATTTCTTCATCGGTATGGTTGAGTTTTCGATCAAAATCTGGATATACCGCGCCACTGGTTAAGTTGACGAATTGCCCACGTAAATATGCTGATATTAATTGTGGTGGATAGGATTCATATAGCGATGAAATATAATCATCTGGCAAGTTAGCCTCATTGTCGTATGTTGAAGCCTGAATCATTCCATACAGTGCACGTTTTGTAGGGGTTAGATTCGCCTCTTTTACGAACTGCTGATGCGTAAACTTAAACCCCTCTGGTGTAGTTGCAACATCAATGCCATTGATTAGACCAGGATGTTTCACACGCATACGAGCAATGATCTTCCGCCACGCTTGTTGGGCTTTAACCGTCGGCATTACATCCAGTTCATCAATCAAAGCATGGCCAATCTTAAAACCTACAATTGTTTGGGGCTTTTCCATGGATCGACAGATAATCGTGCTTCGATACTGACGACCGTAGTAAATATCGACTTCTTTATTTGATTCGTAAATCTTGGTCTTCAAACCCCAGTCAAATGCCACTTCATCAATGGTCGGAAAAAAGATGTCTCGGATCTGCGGATAGGTTGGCGCAAAGTAACCTAAGGGTACCTTAGGAAACTCCCAAGACTTGTCACAAAGACTTGAGCAGCCTACCCAAGTTTTTCCTGATCCAAAACCTGCAACAAATGCACGAAACTTATTCTCCAGCTGTAAGAAATTAGCCTGAGGTACATTCAGGGTCGGATTGATGTTCGGCATTTGATTTACTCGCATCTACGACCTGTATGGTCACTTTAACTGGAGTTGGATCGTCAGCCCCCTCACCATCCCCATTTTTGATTTTATCGATCTCAAGCTGCTTAAGTTGTGCATCTAGCAATTGAAGTTCATAGCCATGCATTTCATCCTTAATCTGCTTAATGATGTTCTGCTTCATTTTCTTATTTTTGTTCCAGTCCTCATACATCTTCTGGAGTTCATTTAGGCGTACTGCTTTATTAGCTAAAGGAATGTCGTAAATATTGGATTTAAAGTCTTTTCTAGTTCGAACGAACAGATCCTTTAATTTCTTACTCATTCCCCTGCAGGTTGCTTTTGTTGGATCGTATGAAGCGACCTGCTGACGCTCAATTTCAATGCCAAATTCTTCCCTTACAGCATCCACTACTTGTTGAGGTGTTTCAAAGCAAGCAAGAGACTGAACTATAAAGATTTTTACAGGCTCTCTTAGTGTTGCCATAAACACCCCTTTGTAAGACTACGTAAGGGTAAATAGGCAAAAAAAAGAGCCCTAAGGCTCAATTGATCACACAGTTCCCACAACACGCAGATACATTAAAATCAGATACAAACGGTGCATTCTTGGTGATTTCGACTAAGCGTTTAACAGTCTCGTTTGCACCCCAACGTTTGACTACACCATAGAACTCTTCAACATCATGACCTGCCAAGTAATGCTTTGGTAAGCCAGTATTGTCGCTGTACATGATTTCATCATCTTGATCACGTTCTACGCCAATATGATAAAGCTCATGCTCGATCAAGGCACAGAAGTCATGATCTGAAGCTTGTTCACAGAATGATGCGTCTATAGTGATGAGATAAACAGGTACACAACCAAACCAATCTCGCATCTGCTGTTCCTGCCGGGCTTTCTTCCATCCACCTTGGTTAAACATCACTTTTTCACATTGTCCCAATACCATACGTTTCTTTGACTGGCATGCAGATGATGCCCAAGCAAATGCTAAAAAGGTTTCATCGTCATGTAGTAACTCAGAGATATGGTCATGATCTGGATTGTGGAGTTGGCCACCAATCGTTAGAAAGTTTTTAATCACCCATTCTTTTAATTCCACGGCGGGCGCAAGGCGAATTGCTTCTTCTTCCTCAGCCTGATCAATGAAATCCGTCGGTGGGAATGGTCTGATCTGTTCCATCTTCTATTCTCTCTAACTGCGACTTGATCCACCGAATCACACCACCCGACTCAATTGCATGTGGCTCAAAACGCTGAATCCTGTAACCCATATCTTCAGCTAGATCATATTTATTAAATGCATTTGCTATCTTTTTTCCACCACGCCCGACGGCCCAAGGACTTCCCGCTATTTCAATGAGAAGTCGCAACTTCACAATATAAAAATCAAATCGCCAGTTTTTAGTGGATTCAAATTGAAATCTACGCTCATAGCCAATTAAATGTTCTTCTAATTCTTGGAATAGCGCTTCCTCAGCTTCTAAGTATTTTTCTTTTGCCTTTGGTAAAGGTTTAGAGCGTGGTTTGGTTTTAGGTGGGCGCTTTTTGGTTTTCCAGAAGTAGTCGTCTGCATTCATATATTGCGCCCATTAAAAAACCACCCGAAGGTGGTTTGCTTAAAACAACATCGACATCTGCCCAAACTCATAAATAATTAATGTAAGGACTAAAGCCGAAACCGAGATTATAAGCACATCTTGTGAAGCCATACTTTTCTCCCTTTATTGTTCTTTTTTTATACTCTCACAATTAAAAAAATTATCAACACTAAAAGAATACATTTCTCACAATTTATAGGGATAGATATGTAAGAAATTATACAATAGTGGTTTATTTGTTAATTAATCGTACAGGCTTGTTCTTAGATTCTTAACCCGCTGTTTCAACTTAATCATGATGCCATCTATCGCCAGCATCTCATTCAGTGTTAATCCTGATCTACTGAGATTCTGATACTTAGACAGCTCAGCAATGCAAAATTCTAATTCTTGTTTCGCTTGTACACGATCTGTCATAAATCCCAACCCTCCGGTATTTCCGGATAGTTCAAATAAGAAAAGAAAAACCCCGCCAATAATGCATATTGATCGGGGTTCTATGTGCCGTAATACGTTCGGCAAAATGCCACCGAAGTGGCGAGGGTCTTAAACTTCTTTCAAACAATCCCGACACACTTTGATTTCTTCATCATCAACCGTGTAGTCGATCTCAGTCGCACCATGAAGGCCGAATAAGCATAATAAGAATTGGAGCATTTGTTTCTCCTTATGTGTGGAGCTCTATATGTGGAGCTAAATCCATTCCGATATTTGTAGTTTTAAAGGCATCGAATTCGAGGGAATTAAAAACCAAACTGTCAATATTATTTTGAGCATTTAAAATAGTATTTTGCTAGCTTGAAATAGTATTTTGATTTTGGCACGCCATGTAGGACTCGAACCCACAACCATTGGTATAGAAAACCCATGCTCTTTCCAGTTGAGCTAATGGCGCTTAAATAAGGATGTGGTGATCTGCCACACCCTTGCCTATAGTTCGATATTAATCAGCTCGGCAACTGAACTACCGCTACTCACAATCACATTAACCTTACATGCACGGTCAACTTCACTTGCTTTCATTCTCTTTAAGGTCGGGTTGCCAAGCCCTAGCTGGTATTGCCTAAACCATCTAGGCGTTTACTCAAGGCATGTTCTGCAAGCTGGCACACTCGCAGGATATGATTGCCATATTTCAGGCAACAAAAAAGCCTCACAAGCGTGAGGCCTCCGAAAAAATTAACTCATTACTTCGATTTGTTGCCGCCTATGCCTTTTGGCATAGAATCCCCCACAATTTTAATTGGTGGTGTTGGGGCTGGTGGTGGTACTGGCTTAGATGCACGTATGTTCATATTATCTACGCTCCAGTTTACTTTTATCGCTTCTCTCTTCAACAACTATTGGTGGTCTATCAACTTCAGGCGGTACTGGTTTATTAGATCTAATCTTTTCCATGTTACTCAAATGATTAAAATATCGACAATTATTAATAGTACCGTTAACACAAACATTAATCCACAGGATTTTATTTCCCCAAATGCCTTATTCAAATATTCAACTTTTATGGCGTTCCTGTCTTCATATGTCTGAATGATCTCAGCCATATCTATTGAAAGATAATAGTAGATTGTCGTTAATTCATTTTGTGTAAAGTAGTGGACCATATTCTTATTATTTTCCAACTTTCCAACCTTACTAACCTCCAGAACATGGAATAAATTTCTGGCAATACTAGACAATGATAAGAAAACTAAAACCATCAATAGGACAATAATGTAAAAGATGAAAGATTTATTTGCCACATCAAACAAATACTGTTTTGAAAATATACTTACAGCTGCAATTATTATTGATGTAAATGTTAAATATTTGGCAGCTTTATCCTCATGTTTTGCATGCAACGCCTTTACACTTTCAAGTCCTTTTAATTGAAACTCATATAATGCTTTATAGACTTCTTTATCAAATTGATCTTCATCAGCCATACACACCCCAAAAATGACAAAACCCCGCTAATGCGAGGTTTATTTAGTGAATTTCTATAACTTCGTCCACTATAACAGAAATATGCCATACCCTGTATTTACAGTCAAGCGGATTCATTATCCTGACTCAGCTCAACCGTTTTTGTAAATTTATCAATCACAAAATGCGGGTAGCGTGATTTTATGAAAGCCAAACCACATTTGATGTCTTGCTGAATTTGAGAACCATATGTGTCATTACTTACAGCAATATCTCGAATAGACTCACCCATGACGTAATGCCACCAGATAGCCCCTATCCACTCTTGAACCACCTCATCATTAATAGACTGAAGGTCAATTAATAGTTTTTGAATCGCACGCGCTTCGTTGCAGTCTAATTGGCAGCATGTTCCTTTACGGCGGACACACAAGCGATCTCTAATAGTTTCGTCTGACATGTACATTGCAAGCAACCGCTCACGTTGTTGCTGCGTTATTCTTTTTGTTGGCATGGTTTTAACAACCATCACCATTGTCTCATTATCGCCATTTATCCAAGCTCCAAGCTGACGACACCATTCTTCAAAACTG